CCATTACTTCAGTTCCAACTACAACCACTTTGACATATGCCAAGACTGCATCTGATGTTCCATCTGCTGCAGCAACAGGAACTATTACCAGCAATGTTCAGCATTTTGTTGACTATAACTCTGGAACTGATGACAAAGTTTATGCAATGTGTGATGATGGAGTTTACTGCTACTGGGTAACTAACGTAACCAGTGGTGGTACTACCAAGTTGACTATGTACAAAAAGCCATTGACTGGCTATTCAACTGACTCACCAACTACTACAGTAAAAATGTTTGATGTTACAGGTCTTACTGTGACTAATGCGGTAATGGAGTTCACCAAAGAACGTATCGTTGCCTGTATCAACAACAAGGTTTATGAGATTTCTACAGCAGCAACATCTCTACCGACTGCTGTCTATACCCATCCAGTAGATGACTTTGTTTATACCAGTATCACATCAAGCGGTGCTGCTATCTACTGCACAGGCTTTTCTGGAACTCAATCTAATATCCAGAAGTTTACGCTCTCATCTAGCGGAACTATGCCTACTCTAACCAGTGCTATTACTGCTGCTGAGATGCCATCAGGCGAGCGCATCTACAAGATTGCTTACTATCTTGGCTATATGCTAATTGGAACAACAAAGGGTGTTCGAGTAGCTGCAGTGGCAGATGATGGATCTTTAGCTTATGGCCCACTGATTGTTGAAAATAACCAACCTGTCTATGACTTTGCTTTTAGAGATAGATTTGCTTGGGCTGCAACTAGCGTTGAAGATGAGCCAGGTGTAATCCGTATAGACCTAAGTACTCAGATATCTCCCCTGGTATTTCCTTTTGCTTTTGATTTATACAAGGCTACTGGTAATACTAACCACGAAACTACTGCTTGTGCCTTTATAGATGGCACTGACCGATTAGCATTTACAACTAATGCTACATCTACAACAAACGGTAAGGTTTATATAGAATCTGCTACCCGCTATATCAGCAGCGGATATCTACAGACTGGCTTTATCCGATATAACACACTAGAACTAAAGCGATTCAAGTTCGTATTGCCACAGTTTGATACAACTAATGGCTCACTTGAAGTCAAATCAGTAGCAGAAGATGGTGCCGAGTATGGTCTTGGACTATTCTCTCAAGGTGATTCAGTAGGTGAGATTACTGCTGCCTATCCATCTAATCCTCAGCAATATCTAGGATTCAAGTTTATCTTCAATCTTGGAACAACTAACACAGCAACTCCAGTCTTTACTGGTTACCAGATAAAGGCTCTACCTGCTGTTCCTCGTCAGAGATTGATTCAATATCCAGTAATGTGCTATGACCACGAGACAGATAAGTTCGGAGTTCAAGTAGGTTATGAAGGTTCTGCTTGGCAAAGAATGCAACAGTTAGAATCTATTGAAAATGCTGGAGATACTATCCGAGTAGATGACTACCGGACTGGAGAGTCTTATGTTGGACTCATCGAAGAACTAGATTTCATCAACCGGACACCGCAAGATAAAAGGTTTACCGGCTTTGGTGGAGTGTTACTAATAACTATTAGATCCGTATAAGGAGCCAGAGATGACCCCTGCTGACTGGGCTGGATTAGCCGTGTCCATAACTACCCTTGCTGGAGCTTTAGCAATGGGAGTAAAGCATTTGACTAAGCATTATCTATCTGAACTAAGACCAAATGGTGGTTCTAGTATCAAAGATAAGGTCAACGCCCTAGAGTATAAGGTTGATTTACTGACTGACCTTGTAAAGGAAGCAATCAAACGATGACTCACTGCATCCACGTATATCAATACGTTGGTGCTGAGGTATGTCCTCATTGTGGGAGAGATACCCACGAAGCAGACTTTGAAACTACTGCAAAGATAATCAGAAATCACTACAAGAATGGGGACGACTTGCCTTATGTGTGTGGAGAATGTAACGGAACAATCAGAATATGGTGGTCAATATGAAGAAAGTAGTGAAAGTAGCAAGTCCTGCTGCCATCGCAGTGTTGCGACAGGCAACTGCCATTGCACCCAAGCGTATGAAGGCGAGCGATGGACTCCTACCTTCTGCTGCGCACCTAAAGCAATCACCGAACTCGGACCACAACACGGGTCTTGCTGCTGATTTGACTCACGATCCTCACCACGGTATTGACTGCGGTGATATCTATGAGAAGTTGAAAGATGATAAGCGGGTTAGCTATCTAATATTCAGCGGAAGAATCTGGTCCAAAGATAAAGGTGACCGTAAATATACTGGTTCTAATTTACATATGAAACATCTACATATTTCCATCAAGGCGGAACATTCCAAGGATACAAGTCCTTGGTTTGCCTGGATGGAAAAGCCTAAGTTGAAGAACAGAGTTACAGCAGCTCTTTCAAGGAAGGCTAAAAAGAAAGAAACACCAAGTCCTAAAGGAGACTAAGTGGATAAGCTAATCAAGAAACTAAAAAGCAAAGAGTTCAAGGCTGCATTCAAGTCTTACCTCCGTGCAGTTCTAGCATCAGGTGTAACAATGGGTATTGCATTGCTTACCGATATGGCACCTGAATACGCAATCCTAATCGGTGGATTGACAGCGCCTGCTGTGAAGTGGGCAGACAAGGCTGAAGCGGAGTTCGGTCTAAAGCATTAGTTAGAGAGCAGCGAGGCAAAAGGCCCGTCCCGAAAGGGGCGGGCTTATTTTTTTATGTCCGAAAGGTCTCGCATATGGGTAGTAGGTACTTGATGGTTATGAACTTCTTTACCTTGAGGACCCATCCAGACAGGCTCAAAATGTTTGACATCATCAATGGTATTCCAGCCATAGATAAGTACCTCAGAAGGCTCCAGAGGGTCAACAGAAGCCCATAGAATGGCATCTGCCTTGGCTTCTAGTCTAGGTAATTGAGCGCTTGAGACAGCCCTACCCCAGACCTGCCAGTAGTTTGTGTTCCAAGTCTTGATATCCCAACGAGTATCACCTGCTGTAATGTCACAAAGATTATCTTCTTCAGGGTTTAGGTAATGACCTTCACATTGAATACTTAGTTGTTGAAAATATTTATGAGCGCCTATCTCACCGTATCTGCCGATCATATGAGATGACTTTAGATTGCGATAAAAGCCTTGAGTATTTTTATATCTCTGATGGGTCTTCTGTGCTAATTCTTCTGCTAGTAATCTATCTGTTTCCGTCAGAGATATCTTCATTGTTCTGGGTTATCTACCGGACAGGGAGCCTTGATTAGATTTCCACAGCTTGCACACTCAGCGTCCAAACCCCACCAAGATATATCATAATCCTCAAATTGTACATAACAGACAAAGACAGTTGAACCACAGACACACTGATGGATTGGTCCTAATGAGCGAAGGTCGCTAGCTTTGATTGATACCCTATTCTTTCGCAGGGTTGGTAGACGGAACCGCATTATCCTGGACGGCTCCCTCCTGTGGTCGGTCGCCTCGGCGCTTTCAGCGCCGCCACCGTTTTTGTAATTCGCTAACGCTCATATTGTAGAAACTGTTGGGAGTGTCGCCGATGCGACACGCCGTAGATAGTATAAAATTTTCTGACTATGACAACCTTGATAGGTATTCAATTACCAGACCGCTGTATCTTAGCAGCAGATAGTCAGATAACTGAAGATAATCTCAGGACTATAAGTACAACAACTCCGAAGATAGTAAACGTTGGTAAGTATCTGCTGGGTATCGTCGGTGATTCTAGACCTGGTGACATTCTTGCTTACAACTGGACTCCGCCGTTGTATAAAGGTGCAGATCCTGTGCAATGGATGGGAAAGAAGATACTGCCGTCAATACTCACGGCGTTCAAAGAGAATGGATACGATCCGTATGAAGCAACAAAAGAAAAAGAAGCAGGATTCGACTATCTTGTCGCGTTTGCTGGCAACTTATTCCACATTGCGATTGACCTCTCGTTCATCCAAAGTAAGTTGGGACTCTACGGTCTTGGGACGGGTGGTCATTTCGGCCTTGGTTATCTTGCTGGCTTATCTCCTGCTAGTCTAAAGAAAGAACCAGAACGACACGCCCAGAAAGCTGTTGAACTTGCGTCGGTGCTTGATGTCAATACACATCCACCTATACAGTTAGTGGTACAACGGAAGGAACGCAAGTGACGGATTTACTATGGCAGTTAGAAATGTATCTTTTAGATTTAGAGTTCTGGAAATTTATCTTAGAATATTTTATTGAGTTTGGATTAGTATGAGAAAAGATATGAAGCGCTGGTCAGTAAGCGTTCACCGCAGTTATACCTATAACTGGAATATTGGAATTGATTACTATGAAGAATATGCCTATACACCTAATGAAATAATTGCTAGGATTTGTCAGATAGGTTTGCTATTCTTTCGCATTACTATTACAAGATGGGAAACAGGAGAGGTATTTCCAGGCGTATGACGGACATAAAAGATTTACTTGTGAAGGCTCTTCATAACAGAGAGAACAGCCGTCCAAGATCTACACAGGTACAAATAGGGCCATCAGAATTGGGTGGATGCCGACGTAAAGTTTGGTATCGACTCAACGGTCAGCCCGAGACGAACGACGCAGAACTAAAGCTCGCTGCCATTATGGGAACGGCTATACATTCTGCCATCGAGTCGGCTTTCGCTGATGACAAAACAATAATGCTGGAGACCACTGTTGAATACAATGGTATGAAGGCACACGTTGATGCTTACCTTCCGGACACAGGTGATGTCATTGACTGGAAGACAGTAAAGGCCAAGAACCTAAGCTACTTCCCAAGCCAGCAACAACGCTGGCAGGTACAAACTTATGGCTACCTTATTGAAAAGTCTGGGGTGGGGAAGCCCAAGAACGTTCATCTGGTAGCCATACCAAGAGATGGTGATGAAAGAGACATCAAGGTCCACTCAGAACCATACGATGAATCTATTGCGCTTGAAGCGCTCAACTGGTTGGAAGCAATCAAGGCTAGTACTGATGCTCCTGCGCCAGAAAGAGATGAAAATTACTGTAAGTTCTATTGCAAATTTTATGACGCATCTGGTGAGATGGGATGCGTTGGTATAAAAAAAGAACGTACAAAAACTGAATTACCTATTATTGATAATCCAGATGCAGATAAAACTGCAATGGAATATCTACAGCTCGACAGCCAGATAAAGGAATTGACCGAACGAAAGGAGTCCTTGAAAGAGGGTCTCACTGGATTACTCGGCGTTACTGTATCTGGCTTCGAGATAAAATGGACACCAATCCAAAGCAATACAGTTGACAAAGAAGCGGTGGAGAAAGCACTAGGCTTTGTGCCAACTAAGCAAGGAAAAGAAAGCGCAAGGCTTTCGATTAGACATAATGGAGGAAACAACTAATGGCTGCACCAGAATCAACAAAGTTTCAGGTGAACTTCAAGTCACCAGATGGAACACTTATCAATCTTTATGCTAGCAACAAGGAGGAACTAGAGTCGTTGCTAACAGCAGCGCAAGACTTTTCAGCCCTCATTGGAAGCGTTAGCCAATCTTTCGGAGGCGCTAATGTTACTGCGCCCGTACGAAGTGCTGGAGTTCCGCAACAAGCGCCAGCAGTAGGTGGCGGTAATACTTGCAAGCACGGAGCTATGGCATACAAGGAAGGCGTAAGCGCTAAGGGTCCTTGGAAAGGATATATGTGCGCTGCACCTAAGGGTGCAACGGACAAGTGCCCAACTATCTGGGTCCGATGAAGCGATGCGTGAGCCACGTCAATACGAGGCTCCGCTATGTGCAGAAGTTGACGGAGACATCTGGTTCCCTGAACAAGGTTCAGACCATCGAGTTATCGGTGTCGCAAAGAGTATCTGTAGAGGATGTTCCCATCAATTTGAATGCGCTGAATGGGGTATACACAACGAACGATTTGGAATCTGGGGTGGACTTACTGCAACAGATAGAGAGATTGTTCGTCGCAAACGCAAAATAAGATTACCTAGGGAGAAGCGAGAGGAAAGTGCTTAGACTTGATAGAGCTTGGCGCAACTCTCACAGTAACGCTGAACCTTTACCTGAGGTCTGGAAAGATCTAAAGAGTAAAGACATAACTTTCCGGCGCGGTCAAGTGTGTATGGTTGCCGCTGCACCTAACGTCGGAAAGTCTATGTTTGCTTTGGTCTATGCAATCAAGGCACAAGTTCCAACGTTATTCTTCTCTGCTGATACTGATACTGCAACAGTAATGATTAGAGCAGCATCACATATCTCAGGTCATTCACAGGTAACTGTTGAGAATAACATTAGGAATAATCCTGCTTACTATACGGACCATCTAGAAAAGATGGGCCACATACAGTGGGTCTTTGATTCCAGTCCATCACTTGATGACATAGAGCAAGAAGTCAAAGCGTATATAGAACTCTTTGGTGTAGCTCCTAGGTTGATAGTGATAGATAACTTGATGAATGTTCTTGCTGAAACTGATAATGAATGGGCAGGACTTAGAGCGATAATGGCAGAACTACACGATATGGCTAGGAAAACCGATGCTTGTGTAATGGTTCTTCATCACGTATCAGAACAAAGTGAATATGGAAATACCTTTGAACCTCCAGCACGACGTGCTATTCAAGGAAAGGTAAGCCAATTACCAGCTTTGATACTAACTCTAGGTTATGATCCGTACTCACATACTCTAAGAGTTGCAGCAGTAAAGAACAGATTTGGAAGACATACTGCAGACGGAAAGGATTACATAGGTTTGTTTACAAACTATTCGGCTTGTCAGATAGCAGACTCTGATGCTTATGGTCGTATGGTATTGAACTCTAATCCTAGGAATATATGAGCAGTTACAATAAACAAAAGGGAACTAAGTTCGAGACTGATGTAATGAAATACATCCGCTCACTTGGTCACTTTGCTGAGCGTTTGGCTAAAGCTGGGGCTAATGACGAAGGAGATGTCGTCACCATAATCGCAGGTCAGACCTATATTTTGGAATGTAAAAACCAGAAGGCAATGAATCTTCCACAGTTCTGGGCGGAAGCTCAGACTGAGGCAGCCAACTATGCAAAGGCTAGAGGACTCTCCGTCAACCCTCCGGCCTTTGTCATAGTCAAGAGAAGGAAAGCAAGCATCGAAGATGCTTGGGTAATACAGAATCTAAAGGAGTGGCTAGATGCCGATACCACAGGGAGAAATAACGACAACGGAAATCTGGAATCAACCAGCGGAAGCACCGCTACCAGAAGACCCAAGCGAAGTAGAACAACAAGAGGAAGTAAGAGAAGAAGAAAATGATTTGCAATGAGTGTCAAACTGCTGGTGATTTCAACATCAATGGTAAGTATGCACTAGCAGAAAACTTTCATAAGAATTGTAAAGGAGACTGTGCTTGTCAACACAAGACTGGTCCAGGGTGGTTCGTAGGTCGAGGCGCAAAGGTGCCTCTGATGCAACGACAATCCCCATAGATCTAATCGTCAATCACTATGCTGGTGAAGTCAAGTATGGTGCGAACTTATCAGTTCGTTGCTGTATGCACGATGACTCTAGACGTAGTGCGGTGATAGATACCTATAAGAATTTGTATTACTGTCACACCTGTGGGAAAGGTGGGTCAGCAGTGGATGTAGTAATGGCGAATGAGGAGATGAATTTCAAAGATGCTTTCAACTATGCAGTCGAAATCGCTCAGCGAGGCGGCGGAACATTACAGTCAAAACATAAACGTCGAGGCTCTGGCGTATCTAGAAGGACGTGGAATATCTGAAGAGGTTGCTGCTAAGTATAGGCTTGGCACAATTACTGACCCGATAGAAGGTCATCAGATGTATGAAGGTTGGATATCTATTCCATACTTTACAGCTTTAGATATCTGTGTTGGCTTCAAGTTCAGAAGACTTGATGATCTGAAACCTAAGTATGGCGCACCAATAGGACAGAAGAGTCACCTATATAATGTGCCTGCAGTTATGGAAGATTCAAATAGAATCGTTATCTGTGAAGGAGAGTTTGACACTATCATTATGAATGAGATAGGAGTTCCTGCTGTTGGAGTTCCAGGTGTTGCAGCTTGGAAAGCCTTCTATCCAAAGTTATTTAGTGGCTTTGATACTATCTACATCATTGGTGATAACGATACAAGAGAAGATAAAGACACAAATCCAGGACAAGAGTTCTCACGGCGTGTCGCAAGTGAGGTTCTAAACGGACAAATAGTACAATTACCACCAGGTATGGACATCACAGACTTCTACCTGGCAGAGGGAAGAGAAGCATTAGCCAACCTAGTAGGGGGAGTATAGTGAGTGAGCAAGAGAAAAGAACTACAAGAGGTAGCGGAATTATTGACGGATATGGGGATGATAGTAGTCTCGATAGATTACAAGAGTGGGACGCTGACCTGCAAACCAATGCCCATAAAAAAGTAAATGAGAAATTTGTAGATGATATGTGGCGAGTCTTTGATACGGCTGGCACATTACTTCTTCGTAAGCATAGTGACTATGGCCCACTGAATGTAGCTCGCTCTCCTGGTGGTCCTCTCAATGGACTTCGCGTTCGTATGTGGGACAAGGTAGCAAGAATAAATAATCTACTTGATAGTGGTGTCAAGCCTTCTAATGAATCACTAAGAGATTCCTTTGTTGATCTGTTGAACTATAGTGCCATAGCAATTATGGTCTTGGATAAGAACTGGCCAGAGCTACCCAATGAATAAACTCTTTGACATCATCAGTGACTTTATATTTTATACAATAAAGCGCAACCCAAGAGAAGCAGAAGATTGCTGTTGCGATTGTCAATATAATATGGATTGCATATGTTGCGCTGACTGCGCTGCGTTCCAGTTCAGGATAGCGGAAGATGTTCCAAATGACTGAGAAATATTCTTGGTATAAAGCTGATATGAGACGCAGAGAGATAGCAAAAAAGAAAAGACTAAAGGCTGACCGATACGTAGAAGAGATGAATAAGAGAGCCAATGAATCAACTACATCCAAGTCTAGCTGACATAGTTCCTAGCGTAGCGTCGGTAGTTTATCGTCGCTATCGTGGTTATGTTGAGCGCGAGGATCTAATACAAGAGTGTTATCTCTGGGCTACTTCTAGAAACGATAGCCTTGAAGAGCAACTGAATGAAGAGAATCCCCTCCGTAAGGTGGCCAATGAGAAGCGTATTGCTTGGCAGATGAAGCGTCACGCTGAACGCTACGCTCGCAAGGAGAAGGCTAATAAGTCTGGCTACAAGATAGCTGATGAAGCTTTCTATGACACCGCTACTCTGGC